TTAACAGTACCTGCGATTGTTGGGTGAGCAGTGTTAAATAAAGAAACACCGTCTCCTGAATCGAAAGCATCGTTAGAAGGTAGACCATTTATTAATGGAGCTACTGCTTTAACTTGTTTTGTGTTTGCCATAGATCTAGCTAATGCTTTTGTATATCTACTAGCAAGTCTGTCATACAAGTTGTCCTCAATTGCTTCTTCAGTTATTGAGAAGGCAAGAGCCACAGTTTCGTGTGTGTATCTTGCAGTGTAAGTCTCTTGAGCATTGTCAAAAGTTACACCTGAACCTTCTGGTTTAACTTGAGCTTGAGCAAAACCTGATAACATTACTTCTTCTTCAAACGCTCTGTCTGAAGATTCTGTAGAGTATATTTCAGCATGCTGATTCTCATAACGTTTATATTCCAAGCCGAATAGAGCATTCAAACCTGGTTCTAGTTCTTTAACTAGTTGTCCTCGTGATATAGCCATAGTTTTTCTCCTCTATTATACGCCTGTTGTTACTTTAAGATTGTGTTCATTGATCATTACAACCCAATTAACATAACCAGAAGTTATGTCATTGTTGTCAGGATCTTTTGATACACCTATGATTTTAAGCTGTGCTGAATTTGTGCTTAATGTAGCATTATTCAATACTGCTTTTGATACATAGTTTGCTGAGTCACCAGCTGCAAGAGCGATATCCGCATTGTTAAACACGTCAGTCTGCTCAGAAGCAGTTGAAATGTTTGTTTGGATCTCGAATCTTTCATATGGATCGTCTGATACGAACGCAACAATGTCACTTGCATTTACTTGTGCATAGTGATTTGCCCACGTCGGTTTTTTAGTTGTAGGATCAGTGTAAAACACCCCGTTTAATGAACCAAGGATATTTCCGCCTGCAGCACCTTGATCTATTGTTCCAGCCGCAGTCATTTTAACTGGGTCTTGGAAATAGATAGTTGTGCTATCATTTGCCGAAATACTGTATTCACTTAAACCTTGATTGTCTCTGTTCTGACCTACTTTTCCAATTGGTTTTAAACCAAATGGTGCGTTTTTATTTGCCATAGTAGTTTGTCCTCCTTAGACATATTGTTTAAGTGTACTCTGTTGGTTTGAGAAATTCTATAATTAGGATTTCTTAGTACCACCAAAAGTTACACGAGTTTGCCTATCAATATTGATTGGCATACTTGGGTGCTGTTCCTTCATTAAATCGTTATCTACTGCTTCAACGTTTTCTCTGGCTTGTTTTTTATAATAGTCAGCACGTTGTTGCGCGATTTCTTCCGGTACCCTTGCCAGCACAAGGCCACCAACTCCGATCACTCCCTTATATTTGCCGTCTTCGACAATCGGATAATCTGAATCAGGATATTCGTCAGCTCTTACAAGCTCGTATCCAGATCTTATTCTTCCTGCGACATTCTTAGTGTCTTGGAATCCAAGAGTTTCAGTTCTTATCCATCTGTGCCTAAACCCAGTAGGCGCAGGGGGTGCATCTAAACTTGATGGTGGAGTCCAAACTTTCGGTCGAGAATCTTTTTCTCGAGTTTGGCTCGCACGAGTGGTCTTTATATTTTTATCTTCCATATGCCTATACCTCCTTCGTGATATTTAATTGTTTCGCATATTCTTCAAGTGGCACACCTAATTTTTTAGCAATTGCTACTTGTGATGGTGTGAGCCTCACAGTTTTGCGACCAGATTTTGTACTTCTTCTTGCAGATGCAACAGTCTGTACAGGCTTGGTCGTATTATTTTCAACCTTAGTTGAACTTGTATCAAATTTATGCGGAAATTCAAGTCTTATTCTTTTATCAATTTCAGCATAATATTCGTCAGATTGAGGATCATAACCTTCCTCTTCTGTAAGCTTTTTATGAAGATCAAAAGCAGTGTAAGTCATAGCAGTATCCTTACCAAACCACGTGTTTTTAGTAGCCCAATCCTCAGCTTTTGGATCAGGAGTACCTTGTGAAATTTGTTGTCTTTGAACATTCAAATCAGTTTGTTTAGGTCTTGATTCTCTTACTTTAGCCTCTTCTTCTTGTTGTGCTTTAGCTTCTAAGAATCTTGCTTGTTTATAACCTAACTCTGATATGGCTGTTAAAGCTTCTGATTCAGCTTGTAAATCATTTGATTCTCTAGCTGCTGCCAGTTTTGCTTTTGCAGATTCTAATCCAGATTTAATTGAGTCTTCTGTAGACTTCATGTATCCGGGTTCTAGTTTAGACAATTTTTCATCAGCTTTTTTCTTATCTGCCATTACTCTTTCGGCATAAGATAAAGCTTCATCTTTTTGTCTCTCTGCTTCTCTCCATTTTTTTGTAAGCTTTGCTATTCTTTTCTGAACGCTTTCAGAATATTCTTTAAGCTCATCTTCTTTTTTTTCTTCTTTTTGTTCGCTAACTTGAACATCAAGCTGCTCATTAGATTTCTCAGATGAATCATTGGATTCATTATTGTCTTTAGTATTTTCATTTTTTACCTCTAGTTCATTTTCAGTTTCTTTTGAATCATTTTCTAATTCTACATCAACTGATGGACCAGATGTATCAATGTCTACTGTTTTGTTTTCTTCTATGTCCGGCATAGTTATCTCCTATGTTAATATTTATGAAGTATGTCTTCGGGATTTTCGATGGTTGCTAACACTTCATCGTCATTTAGCAATCTTACTTCCCCACCATCTATCTGGATTCTTGATCCAGCATATCTTGCAAAAATTACCCAATCACCTTTTTTACACCAAGGTCCATCAGGATATCTTTCTTTATCATTATAACAGTCAGGACCCTGAGCTAAAACAAGTCCGCATGTAGATGCAACCTGTTGTCTCTCTAAAGTTTCTTGACCTAAATATAATCCACCACGAGTTTTCTCTGGCATTTTAAATGGAAGAACTAACATTCTCCATCCTGTTGGTTTAGGTAGTTTTGTAGATTCTTTTTTCTTTAAACGTTCGTAACCTTCAACTTCTTCTTGGTTGAGAGCTTCGTATTTTTCTTGTAATGCTAATTTAGTCTTTGGTATTTCCGCCGTCTTGTCCGAATCTGACAACGTTTGTGAGGTCGTATTCTCTTTTATCTTCATTTTTTTGCTCCTTTGGCTTTAGCAGGTTAGAGATTTCCTGTGATATTCTTAAATAGGCATGTGCCTGTCCCATCATATACTTGTATTTTTCCATATTGTCAACACCTCCACCAATCATATTGTCACCTATATTTTGGTAAGATTCTTTCAAATATCTCTGTATTTTATTTATTACTGTTAATTCGTCGTGTTCCATATTTTACCTTTCTTTATTATTTTTTAGCAATTCCATTTTCTTAATGATTTATTAATTCTGCTATTTGGATCTCTTGCTGTTTTAGCAGAAGTTAATCTTTTTTTCATACCTTTCATTCTAGCACAAAAACTTTTTCTTCTATTAGCTGCTTTAGAACCTTTTTTTAATTTAGAAGGTTTTGTGGTTACAGCCATAGATAATTTAGAACCAGGATTTGCTCTTCTATAAGATGCAATTCCTTTTCTATTTAATCCACCTGATGCAGATTTACCTTCTTTTCTTTGCCATGCAGGAGATTTACTTCCTCTAGCTAATTCAACTCTTTGACCATGTGGATAAGGAACTTTATGTTCTAATTGACTATAAATTTTATCTGTTCCTTTTTGAAATCTTTTTCTAAACATTACGCTTGTGATTTTTTAATTGCTTTTTCAGTAGGTGCACCTTTAGCACCTTTTTTTCTCATCTTCTCGCCACGTTTTCTTTTCATAGCGATATTATACCATAAACCTTTTCTGGCTTTTTTTCCTTCTTTAGTTGTATGATACTCAGAAGTTGATCCACCTTTTGACATACATGCTCTGTCATTAGTTACTTGTTTATTCCATCTTCTATTTGCCATTATGAATTTCTCCCATAAGCTTTTTTATTCATTCCTCTTTTACACATTCCACCACCACGTAAACCTACTCTTCCACCTTTAGAAAAATCTGTAGTGAGTTTGTCATCACCTATTAAATCTGTTTTTCTAGATACTGGATCTTTATCAAACCGTTCTTGAATTTTAATAGTTTGAAGCATATCACTTGGTGATGTCTTTTTTCTCTTAGCCATTTTTTTAGCTAATTCAATTTTATCTTTATTTTTTTCAGATTTATATTCTTTATTTGGATCAGACATTATTTTTTATCCTTCATTGCCATTGCCATCATAGATGGCTTTTTTTCTTTTTTCTTTTTTGATTTTAACATTTTAAAATCTTTACCAGTAATTTTACCATCACCATCTGCATCAAGTTTTGCTTGACCACCTGATAAAAAACCTTTTCTAGTTTGTTTATTCCATCTTCTGTTTGACATTTTATTCTCCTTATTTTTTATTCATATTTATCACATCTGTAGCCTTAAGTCCATATATGGCCGCGACTACTGAAACCCAAAGGCCCACTATCCACCAAGGCATCTCTTGTAATTTTTGAAAATACAAGTCAATCTTTTCTTGCATCTTTTCATCTTCTGCAAAAACAGAATATGCTAACAAAAACAGAGGTGAAGAAATTGTCAAAAGTACAAATTCGTCCTTCCAATCTGATTTTTGATTCTCTGCAATCTTGCCACTAAACTCAATTTCTCCACGTTTCATTTTTTCTATGTGAAGAAGTTTAGCTTCTGACATTGCAACGTCAGCTGCTTTTTTATTCTTGTATATTTCTAGTCCAGATTTTAAACCTTGACCTAATAAACCCCAAGGAATCATAAAATTAGTACGCTTTTGATTTTCTATTTTTTTCTTTTAGTACTGCACCTTGACCTTTAACTTCCATTTCAGGTCCACCTGTACCAATGTAATTGAAAGCTTTGTTAGCAGTTGTTTTTGATCTTGGATCAATCTCAACTTGTTGCTCACCAACTTTTACATCTTTGATTTTATCTAGTTTTTCCATAATTAACCTCGTTTTTTACTTTTACCTGCCTCAGAAAGTGCAATCG